TAATCGTACCACCAGTGATGGTGACGTTAGAACTCGTCAAAGCACCATTCAGAGTAGCACCAGAGATAGCACCACCTGTGATAGTCACGTTGTTAGAGTTCTGAGTTGCAATAGAGCCATTACCGATAGTCGCTCTAACAGCTGCAGCATCAACATCATCAAAGATGGTCTTAACAAAGGTTGAGACACCAAGAGTAGTAAGAACTGCATCTGCAGTAGTATCATCGATTAGGGTACGAGCAAATGGAGTCAATGCAGTAGTTGCATAGAGATCAAATGCAGTAGTGTAGATCATAGTATCAGCAGCAGTAGTCAGTCCAGCGATAGAGGTTAGACCTGCATCATACAGAGTATAACGTTGCCAGATTGCAGTTGCTACAGTTGCATCTACACAGATGTATGCTACATTATTCGTAACATCAATCCAGAGAGAACCTTCTGTGTATCCATCAGCAGAGTCATCATTAGCAGTTGGAGCAGTAGTAGCATTTACTTTATTGATACCACCAAGACCACCATTGATTACCGGTAGAACACCAGTGATAGAGTTAGTCAGACTGATCTTAGGACCTTCACCGACAGTACCATCATGGCTATGTCGAGTAGTACCATCAGCAAAGTTTTGAAGAGCATTGAACTCAGCATTAATAGGGGCAGCAGTAACAATGTTACCGTCAACAATATCTGCTGCAGACTGTCTTGTATAACTATTACCCATTATTTCTTTCCTTCAACGGTGTAATCATATAGTGCTCCTTGAATTGTGTAAGGGGCATTTATATCAAAGGTTGTATATTTAACCTGCATCGAGAAGCATGAGCCTTCAACAGTAGTTGAGAGGACAGGGGTAGCAGGGGTTGAATAAGTTGCAGTACCATATACCGCACTACCATAGAGTGAGGCAGAAGTAGTACTTTCAATGGTGTAAGTATTAGGGTTGAGCTTATCTGCATCCTGCCAGTCATAAACGATTTGAGCATTGAGATTAAGATTACCTTCAGGACGAACAAAGAGTTTAATCTTCTTCATTGTCTTTCTGACACCAGCAGCACCGAAGTCCAAGAATGGAGTACTGTAAATTGCCTGAACAGGTTGTCCATCGAAATCAGGACCAGACTCTTGTCTGTAGATCTTACCGTTGTAGTCACCATGAAGAATATACTCTGTAGCTCCAATATATTTAGAAGCTGTGCAAGAAGCACGAATACCTTTCATCCTTGACCATTCCCACTGAGAAGAACCATCGTAATTACCACGAAGACAACCGATGACACCAAAGGTTGCACTAGTCTCTTTGCTAGGTGAAGAGAAGAAGAATCGTACTTGAGACTTAGCCCTAATAAGAACTGAAGTAAGCTGAGTCATATCGTTGATAGAGATTTCGGAAGTGATCAATTGTTGAATCTTCTTTGACAGAGAGTTCAAGTTGACGTCACCAATGAAGTTAGTACCACCAATTGCTCTGAACCCATCCTGTGACAGATAGATCAAGTCACCATCGATTTCCTGAACTGAGTCAGGAGCTAGGCAACCAATAGAAGTGGTAACATCATTCAAGACAAAGTTTGTAGAAGATACTGTAACATTCTTGATGTTATTAGCACCAAAGACATACAGATTGTCACGGAAAGGTTTAATCTGTGTAATAGTGAAACCAGCAGGAAGCTGACCACCACCACTCGCTGCAGTGAAATCAAACTCTTTAAGTGGGGCTGAATACACTACAATATTGTTTTGTGCAAGGAAGAGAGTATTCTTAAAGATGTCTATGTACTTGGGAGCATCGATTACCTGATTACCACCTGCGTTAGCATAGTTAGCACCAGTGTTAGTCGATTTGATTTGTGTCCAAGTAGTGCCATCCCAGATCATACCAAAGTTAACACCATCAACAAATACAATCTTAGGTGTACCATTGAAGTTCAACTCTCTGTATCTAATCCGGTTGACACCAACAGAGGACTTAGTGAAGGCAGTTACCATTTTAGTCCAAGTAGTACCAGAGTAGAAGTAGAAGTCGTAAGTGTTACCAGCCTTCTGTTTACGAGCAGCCATGATAGTATCACCATAGAAGAAGACACCAAGAATGGCACCCTCTGCTCCTGCGGAGTCTACTTCTGCAGCTGCATCATCGAAAGGTTGGAAGCCTGAAAGTCTGCGATAACCACCATAAAGAGAGGCTTCAAAGTTAACTAGCTCAACAGCACTCCCTGGTTCATTGTCGGATAGCTGAATATGATTAACGTTGGAGTTGAGACCACCAACAGAAACTACCTTCAGACTTTCAAGTTGTTCCATCATTCGTGGTAAGCTCCTGTAGAGTAATGAGTAGGTCCACCACCAAAGTTTACTCTGGTATCACGGAAGTACGGAGGGGCATCTTTAACAAGTATTGTGTACATGTTAGTAATACCATCCTTGAATTTACTTTGTGCAATACCTACACCTTCAACATTCTCTCGAAAGAGGTTCATGTGGTATAGAGCACCAAAGGTTAGGATATTATTAAACTGTTCTGGGACATCAGTAGTATCACTGAACAATGAAAGCTGTGTCGGGTTTTTGTAATACTGAAATGATACTGTGTAAGCTTTGTTAGGGGAGGGTGTTACACCAAATCCACCATAAGGACTCCTAAATACATTCATAGGAACTTGCTGACCAGTAACAGAATTATCATAGTCTATATCACGAGAGAGTTGATACCATTCATCGATATCGATCTCTTTAAGAGTAGTATTGTTTACGTTTAGTGTGTCATCTTTGTTGACTCTAAAACTCTGCCAATCTACTGATTTAAAATTAGCTGGCCATAGGTATTCACTTTGACCGATAGTTAGAACCTGAGTTCCAGTCACAGCATGGAAAGGCCATTCCCATTTCTGTTGGTTTAGTTCGTTAAGAGCATCCAGAACGGAGTCTTTCACAAGAGCTTGCATCCCCTTAGCAGAAGCAAAGGAAGTTTCTGTAAGTTCGACTTCATTGATTTTTCGAATGACTCTATTAGTCAAATCCAGAAAAGTACTTCCCATTATTGCTCCTTAAATAATTCCAGCTAGTCCACCACCAAGGGCGAACTTAACAAATGCGAGTAGTACTGCAGCCCAAACTGTATAGTTCAAATTCTTTGCTGCTGTCTTAAGTTCTTTTAGATCAGACTCAAGAGTGTCAAATCGTTTGTTGATATACCCCTTGTCAACTTCTTGTTTACCGAGAGTGACATCAACCATGTTTCTCCAGCTCTCAAGTATTGACAATCGTTGTTCATGATTATCCATAATTAACCCCTTAGAATGGATCTGGGGGCTTTTACACCCCCAGAGTTGTTAATTAAGACTTAGGCTGAGCGATCACACCGCGAGCATCAACCGAAGTATCAGCAACGAGGACTGCGACAAGGATCTTGCCACCGGTAAGGGTGCCCGTGAGGGATGCAAGAAGGATGTCAACAGTGTCACCACCAGTAGTAGAGACGATGACCGGAGTTACAGCACCGGGGGTAGAATAACTACCAACCGTAGCAGCAAAACCATCCCAAGCGTTCGCATAGGCAGTGGCATTAACGCCGGTAATACCAACGCTGAGCGTGAGGACAGAAACCGTACCAGTGAAGGCAGCAGTCTTCTGAGCCCAACCACCAACGATTACCGAGTTAGCCGGGACACGGACAGTTTCGATAACGTCAGAAGCAGCAAGGGCAGAACCCTTAGCCGTAGCAGCAGCTGCAAGGTCGATTTCCTTCCAGATAATGCTAACGAGTTTGGTGTTATCCATATGACGCGGCAGAGTGCCTACCGGACCAAGGGGATTAGAGAGAGTCGTTACAGTAGCCATTTTATATAATCTCCTTTAGATTAAGATGCTTTGTTGTAAGCAGCACGGAGGAGGCCCTGCGGACGCAGGATCTTACGACCATACATATGCATACCACGAACAATGTCGGAGAAGCCGAACGGCGAACGGAACGATTCCGTCTTGTTAATCTGTTCAGCAGTAGCTACCGCAGAGTCATGACCAGCGACGATAAAGCCGTAGTCAGTGGCAGAGCCGTTGTTGTCAAGAGCGCCCGGACCGTTACCTACGTAGGCAAGGTTGTTAGACGAATAGACACGGAAGCCGCGGATCTTCGAAGCAGAGATCTTACCGTTGGAAAGCTCTTCGCCATCCTGATAACGGTCATCAACAAACTTCGAATTTTCATCCATGAGGATTTCCATGAAGATCGGATCAACGACAACCCAACGACCTTCCTTCTCAACATTCTGCTGATCGAGCAGACGATTGAAACGGTTAAGGATAGCGAGCGGCGTTGCATCGTAGGTACCAGCAGTACCAACAGCGATCGAGTCTGTGGAAGCACCACCAGATACGAAGCTATTACGAGCGAGCTTATGGATGCCGAAGAGTTCGTCAGCATCAGCCGAGGATTCAGACTTCGTACCAACTGCAGTCGTACGAGCAGCCCAGAGGCCAGTCGTCGCATTGAATTCGTAACCCGTCAGGTAGCCAAGGACGTCACTGTCGTATTCCTGAGCAAGACGATAGCCAGCACGATCGGTGGCCATATCCATCCAGTTAACATGCGACTGCTTCTTTTCGATGTCATCGATCTGAAACTGGAACGCATTTGCACGATCAACGATGAGCGTGAAGTCCTGGTCTTCGAGGTCCTGAGACGTCATCTGAGTACCACGAGCGTACTTCGAGATAGCGATTTCAGGTTCCTTGATGATCTGAACCGAGTCACCGTAGTTAGAAATTTCGCCAAAGTAGTCAGAGTTCGTGATGTCCTCAACGACGGACTTCTTACGGAACTGCTTCTGTACCTTCTGCGAGTAGATTACCGGGCTGAATTTGCCATTGGGCAGGTTGCCATAGCCGGTTGCACTATTAAAAGCCATATTATATTCTCCTAGATTAAAATTGATTGTTTCTTTGAAAGATAGATCAAGTTATCTAAAGAGGTCATTCTTAAAGGGTAGTCCGTTAGGGGCCTTTATTATGAGTATTCTTTGTAATTGTTCTATGTTAGTAAGTAACTAATACTTAGCGGGCACCACCCGAAAGGTCATAGTTGAACTTACCCCTACGCATTGCATCCAAAATCTTATCTTCATTGGCATCATACCATTTGCGATTTCGTTTGCTCTCGCGCTCGACCTGAGACTCAGTAAACTCGTAGTCACCACCATCGGTGGGTTCCTCAACAATAGAAGAATTGCGAACCACCTTGGCTGCATCCTTCGGAGTAAAATCATTTCCATCGACCTTCGACTTAGTGGTTTTACCTGCTTCGGACTTGTACTTGGAGATGACAAAATCAGCTTCATCAACATCAAGACTTTTATAAATAGCGTCCTGATACTTCTGTCTCTGCTTGCCAAGCCAATCATGGAAGTCAGCACTACGAGTCAACTCATCCAGATCAGGATGAAGTTTCTTAAGGGCTAGGATAGACTTTTCAGCCTCTAGTTCCTTCTGCTGTCCTTCAATTTCTGTAAGCTTTTGTTTGGTTGTGGAAGTAGCTTCGGAGATTCTCTTTTGTACGATGGTTTCTAGAATGCCAGCGAACTCAGGATATTCTTTCATCCAAGTCTCTACTTCGGAGTCTGATTTAGGTGCCTTCAACTGGCCCCGGAGAGCCTGATCTAGTTTTCGTTCTACTTCTTCAAGTCGAGACTTGCTTTCATTCTTAACTTGAGTGAGATACCTCTGCTGATCGGCATAGCGCTTTTTCCATACCTCTTCTTCTACAGATTTGGCAGGTTCAGCAAGAACTTCTTCCTGTGCTTCCAGTTCGTCAACTTCAAGCATTTCGAGTTCTTTACGAGGATTACGATATTTTGTCATGTATTCTCCTTTGGGGCCACAAGTATTCTCTTTGAGAGGTTGAGGGTAGCCAGTTATGTTGAATTACCAGCCGTCGGAACGAGAGCCGGAATAGCCAGATCTACCACCATTGGTAGTACCTGAGTCGTCATCGGAAGAGGATTTCTGTCCCCAACCTCCACCTGCTGTAATACCAGTGGTCTTTGTTCCTGTTCCACCACTACCCCCGGGACTAGAAGAAAATCCAGTTCCAGAAGAGTTAGAAGAAGGAGAAGTGCTGTTATTATTAGAAGCAGGCTTATTCGCTACACTTAGAGAAGAAGTCCTATTGGCATTCTCATCTGACATAACACCAGACACCTTAGGTGCTGACATAGCCTGTGTATTAAATACTGTAGTAGGTGTTACTGGTCCAGTAGACTTAGGAGCATACTCTGACAAGAAGCCAAAGGTATGAGGTCCGATAGTCTCAGGACTAGACATTGCAGATGACCAACCAGGATTAACTGTATTGGCATGATAAGATGTGAACCCTAGGTTTTGCTGAGGGTCAGCCACATAATCATTTACGAACTTATCGTACACATCTTTGTTTGCATAGTAATTCTTTGTAGCTGTATTAGCTGCAGCATCATTATTCCAAGTAGAATATTGTTTAGGTGCGGTAATAGTGTCCTTAATAGATCCATACTTTCCCATCCTATTTTCTACTGTGGACAAGATGCCCATTGCTTCTTTACGACCATCTTCTGTAGTCAGGTCAGTTTTGGAAGGATCGATTTCACCAGCGAGGGTCATACCCATTAGATTACGATCTTCATCAGTAATATCTTTGAACCGATTAGGATCTAGTGTCTTTGTGTTAGCCCCACCTGTAGGTGCCTTATCCATCAAACCAAGAGACTCAGGTGCTTTAGGTTCATCCTGTTCTGCAATCATAGCACTTGGTTGTTCTGGTCGTTCTGTAGGAGTAGGAGCCAACTGAGACTCTTCCAATCCTGAGTGGAACCAAGAAGGTGCATTGTCGTAAAGGCTTCTTGTACGATCATACATAGCAGCTACACCACCCGTAGGCTGAGGCTCTCCTGTGTTAGGATCGATAGGAGCATTACGTTGGACTGTACCAATGTGTAGGGACTGATCGGGATAGGTACCAATTTCCATAGCACCAGACATTACAGACCGTTCTACAAGATCTCTCTTCTCTTTGTCAGACAAACCCTTAGTACTAAGGTCGAATGCTGAACCTTGAGAGTGGAGAGAATTCTTTGCACCACCAATAGATTTATTGAGTTCTGGACTACGATAGGCAGAGGTAACATTCACACCACCGGGAGTATTTGTAGCCAAGGCATCCATTGCATCTACAGACCGTTCAGTAAGTCCCTGAGTAACAGGGCCTCGATCTGGGTGCTCATAGTTGACACCATTATGTACTTTATTCTTGAACGATGGAGATAGATCAAACA